AGACGCACAATCTCATGGACTCGATTGCGACAAGCAAGGTGAAACAGGGGTTGAACGTAACTCGTGGAATGGTGCGTAAAATTGGTGGATTTTTACAGACCTATAATAACAAAGTTGCGTTTATTGCAGCGTTGGATTTGTTACATGCACGCGGTGAGTTGACGTATTCTACGGATCCTTTAACCCCACTTAACTTTACCCAGTTAAACAACGCATTTGCTTTTGCGCGTAATGTTAAAGGTCAGGCAACATTCACAGGAGGCAAAGCTCAACGAAGTGTGGAGCTTTGGAGTATTAAGACACGAGCGGTGCCTCAATTAATGACGAGTTTGACAACCTATGTCCAAGGTTGGTTCAGTCAAATGGCTAAAGATTACAGCAAGGGGTTTGGTGCACAGGCAGGACGCTTTACGCTGGCGGAGAATAACGCGTCGCGCAAGGCATTTATGTATGGACTTGCTGCACAGATGGTGTTGGCGGGTGGTCTGGGGTTACCTGGGGCTATGCAAGCTGTAGCGTTGATGCAACAAGCCACAGGGTTGGATTTAAAAGGCTGGTTGAAACAAAACCTTGCAAAGTTGTTTAACGAGGATCAAGACAATGGCGGGTTTCTTACCACGTTTGCACTGCATGGTGCGGCTAACGCTTTAACTCCGATTGATCTGTCGGGTAAAGCTGCTATGTCGGTGCCGTTGATTGGCATAGATCCGTATAAAGGGTTTAACCTTGCTTCGTTGTTTGGAGCGAATGGTACTACCGTAGAGAATGCAGCCAGAGGTGTTATGGCTGCACTGCACGGAGATGCTAAGGGTTTTGCGTCGGCTTTGCCACAGGCATTCCGTGGCACAGCTCAGTTGTTGCAGGGTGAGGGCGATATTCGTGACTCACGCAGTGGGTTACAAGCACAACTAACCCCGATAGAACAAGCGGCTGTAGCATTAGGCATTCCATTGAGTCGTGTGCAGAATAGCAAAGACGCAGCGGATGCACTGAGCAAACAGGACAAACAATTACAAAAAACCCGTAGCGATTTGGTTGATCGTTTGGCGACGATGTTACGCAGAGGGCAAAACAAAGAAGTACAGGCAGAGTTGCAAGGGTTGCAATCGTTGGATCCGACACTGGATCTAAAGAGTTTGATACGTACCATTGCGGAACGCGTCAATCTTCAGACCTTTGTGGCAGATCCACGCCGTATGGCTAATCCGGGAGCAGACCTTGCGGGATTACAGACGGCAGGTCTGCAGTCGTCGGAGATGGCACGCTTGCAACAACGTCAGCGGTCGGAAGCGGAGATGGGATTACTTCCAACGACGCCACGACACCGACCGAGGCGCCCGTTGCGTGGAGGAGCGATGCGTCCGGAAGACCAAGCGATGCAGATGGATGAGATGCTGGACTCGGATCCCTCGTTGCCATCATCGGTTGCCCGACGACAGATTGGAGAAACACGCAAAGCTGGGCGTCGCTATACGCCCCCACAGTTTGACTGGTCCCAATCACCGTCCCAATAATGTTGCCATTGAACGTGAGTATACGCTCAGCTAAACGACCTACTGCGATGAGGTGGGAGATGGTATCGCGTAGCTCGCTGATCGACGTGGCTTGATCAAAGAACATTGCTTCGAGGTGTTTCTTGTTGATCGGACGATCCATCGACTCCAGCATACGGCAGATCTGTATAGCAGATGCAGCGTTGGGGTTGATGCCAGAACCCTCGAACACCCGCTCGAGCTTTTCTTCTACTGGTTTGAAGAATCGTTCGGCGAGTTCGAAGTGTCCGGGGGTGAGGATCAGTTCTTGTCCTTCACTCAAAGCGATGAGCATCGCGACCTTAAAGAGTAGTTCGTGTTTAGTGCGGAAGTAGCCTTCGGTTGTAGGCTTTGCAATCTCAGTCATATTGGTGTGCAGATGGATGTACCATTTCTCATACCACGCCAGCGCATCTGGCGACATAACGAATTCGCCCGAGCGTTTTTGTAATTCTTTACCCCATTGAATACAATACGCTTGGGCGGATTTTTGTTCTGGTGTATAGGATGGTACGGGGATGATGTTACCGCCGTTGGCAAAGACAAACACGGTGCGTCGGCTAAAGCCACCTGTAAGAATGTTCATCTTGAGAAACCCTTTGACGATCTCTGGCGTCATACAGGCAAGCATCGTGATATACGGACCGACGATAAGGTCAGAGCCTTGGTTTTTGGTATCGCAATCGTAGATCTTTTCTGTGTAGATAGTGGTGAGAAAGTCAAGCATACCGATAGCGTCAGCACCTAAGAACTGGGTAAACTCTGTGGCAAAGATAGCGTATTGATTGTACTCGATGGACTCTTTATTATGTACAAAGGTTTTCTTGCCAGCGAACTTCTCCGCACTCATGGCTTTAGATATGAATTGCTTGGTGACTTGTGCGGCTGCAATAGGACAGCACTGCACAGCACGGATAATGTCCTTGGCACGATCCATCGCACTAGACTTCTTGACCCCGGGATGTCCGACAAGAACGACCATAAGGTTAGGGTAGTATTGGATCGGACCTAGGTTCATCCAGAACCGCCGACCCGCAAGGGTTGATAGTGCGGACAGACAAGCCCATTGGTGGAAGGGTAAGGGCGGCTCGGTGTTAGCCACCATGGTGAGATATGATGAGATGAATGACATTAGAATGGGCAGTTACTACGTTCTTTATTACCTTTAATGATATTTGCGGTTTGAGTTAGGATTTGGATGTTGTCTTTGGTATAGCCACGGGTGTAGTCTATACGATCTATTGCATGGAGTTTTGGATTAAATGCACCTGCGATACATATGGCGTGAAAGTCTTCGTACGAGATGTCGAACAAACGATTTAATCGCAAAGCACGTGACTTAACTGCAGCATACCTACATTTAATAGGGTTAGCTTTACGCCATGCACGCATAGCACATTTAGAACATATAGAATTCTTAGATGTAAAGATTGTGCGACAGCGAGGTGTACGGCAGCGATGCGGTGATTTCGTTTTGTCCATTTCTTAGGACATTACATGGAGGAATGTTGGATTGAACGGCACGCCTGCTTCAGTGAGGCAGAGGTAACGCACGTTGATACGCTTGCCGATAGGAGGGTTAGCGGCGTAATGGATACGTTGTGCATCGGACAAGCCACTGCCCACGCAGAACTTTACGGCTACGCCATCGGCATTGCGGAACGCACATTCAAATGCACCGATACCGATGTCAGCTTTGCCGATACCTTCGGTAACACCGACGCATACGAAGGTGTCTTCATCCCATTCTTTGTATTTCCACAGGGTCTGGCTACGCTTTTGTGTGCCGTGTTCGGTCTCGCCGTATTCATATGGTCCATCAGGGCGTAGCATAACACCCTCGTAGCCTTGCGCGACCCAGTGATGGAAGTGTTGTTCGACTTCGCTAAGCGAGTGGACGTATGAGGTGGGTACGATACAGCACTTGCGTAAACCTTGATTGTCTAGGGTGTTGGCTAGGTCTAACCAGCGGTCGGTAAAGTTCTGCGTAGGATCGACAGCATCGAAGATGTGGTATTCAATAGATGGTGTGTCGGCAGATGGTGTTACGCGATTAACTGCGATAGCTCCATTGATTCGTTGTAACGGCCAGCCGTGGACATAGAGTTCCCCGTCAAGTATGGTGTCGCCAAGGCAGAGCGTGGAGAGATCGTTGAGCAGGTGGTGTAGAACATTAGATCGCCAGAGTTTCTCATCGCGGGATTGGAAAACTCCATTGTGGTATAGGGCACGCACGCCATTCAATTTGGGTTGAATGTAGCATGGGTATTTGTTGTATTTGGGACCGAAGGTCCGAGCGAGCATTGGTTTCATTGTGGTTGGGTTGGGGTTGAGTTGGTGTTGTTCTTGCAAGTAACTGGACATTGGCGAAACACCCACGAGTTACATAAATGTAAGTTGGGTGTGTTCCATCCGCAAGGGATTGGTAAGGCTTGTGCGTCCTCGTGTTCTTCTGGTGGTTGAAGGGGGGGTTCAAGTTGATCCTCCAAATATTTGTTCATACACTTAATTTCCCGCTGAATAAACCACGCAGCTTTTTTAAGGTCTTCGATGGGTGTACCCTTGTGGTTGTGACGCCATAGATAGTCAATGGCTTTGCTGATGTTGGCAGTGAAGTGTTCACTGATTTCCACGCATTGCACACCCGAAGGGTGCCAGTTGTAGTGATTAGGTTTGTTGATTGGATCGTTCATATATTTCCTCCGCCGTATTTTGTACCCATCTCTCCCCATGATGGTCCATATGAACCTTCAAAGGGGATGACGAGTTTGGTGTTTGCTATTGTTAAAGGGTTGTCGAAGTAGGATCGGATACGGGCGATTGCCCATTCGGTGTCGGCGATTCGAAATTGTCCAATGAGGGCGTCGTGCACTTGGTGCAACGGCTCGATGCGTAATACGCTCCTTCCTCCCATTGAAACTCTGTTGTCTGTGTCGTTCCACAGTTTTGACAAAGCCAGGTTCGTTGCATAGGTAGTGTTTTCTTGAGGTTCATCTGCTAGGTATTCTTTCCATGTTGTGTGGTCTGTTTCTACTGCACGGCTTTTTGCATTCCACGAACGGCGTCTGCCGTGGAACACCCGTGTATGTCCCGATGCGGAAGTGAGGTTATGTCCATCGAACACGTGTTGCTTGCACGCATTGTGCCACTGATACAACCCGCTGTAACGGACAAAGTAAAAGCGTTGCAATGTCTCGAAGTCTTTTTCGCTGATGTATACGGGTGCGCCTGCAACTTTGTATGAGTCAGACATGATCTGCTCGCATCCAGTGCGGGCTTTAACCCCGTAGTTGGTAGCGTGTTGCACGCGCTTGCACGCAAAGTACAGCCATGAGTCTTGATCACAGCAACCACCTTTGACAGAAGCATTGTCGCACCGGAACTTGAGTTCATCGCGGTCACATAGGACGATGTCTGGTCCGTGCGTATACATTAGTGCAATGATCTTGGCGGGTTTGAGTCCACCCCTGTAGTCATCCCACATAGTAGAGTCTCCGTATTTAAGGCAGTGTGCTGCGACAGTCCAGCCGTCAGCACCAGCTAAGTCACATTGGAACATGTGATACCCAGGATCGGCAATGAAGAGTTTTCTGAGTTTTTTGGTAATGGTTTGCAGGTTTGATCCGCTACCAGTTGGGGATTCATAGCAGGTGATTCGCATTGTTTCAGTTCCCACAAGATTATATGCACAACGGACTCGCCCGTCTGGATCGGTATCAATTTCGAGGGTCTTGCGAACTCCATCAAGTCGTGAATGGAGTAAGAGATCGGACAATAGGGGGTCATTGGGGAATTTCTTAGCAAGTTTAAGCAATGCTCCGACGTCTGTAGTAACTTTCTTATCAGCCCCTCTTCCATTGTATTGTGGGGGATAGCCTTTTTCTTCATATAAACATTTCTTTGCTTTGGTGTTGGAGATAGATCCGCCTGTGCCCAAGAGTGAGTAGCCGACGCGTAGTGTGATACGGGTGGCGCATTCGTTCAAGGCAGCACGGCAGTTCAGGAGTTCTTGTTGTGCTAGGGTTTTGTTGTAGGCGAAGCCACGCTTTTCCATACGGAGAAACGCGGGCAGGAGTGATACGTTGAATTCGTAATAGCGACGCTCTGCTGGGGTGAGCATGGCATCCATCACGAGGCAGTTCTCTAGGGTGACGCTGGCGTCGATACAGCAAGCGTGGTATTTGTTGCGGATCTCGGTAGCGGGATCAACCCCTGCTTTGGCACGGGCGGTTTGCTCACGTAAAGAATACGCGATCATGTGTTTCCATTGCGGCTCATTGGTGAGTACGCTGGCTTGTGTGTCAAGGGACTTGGGAAGTTCGCTAAAGAGTGATGCCCATTTGAGCATCGTGTCTTCACGCACATTCTTAATCACCATGTTGAATTGGTAGAGCAGAACGAAGTTGTCATAGAGGGAGTTCTGCAGGCACTTGGGTATGGCGGAGTTGCGTAAGAACCGCGACAGACTCACGTAGATCTGACCTTGCTCGGCAGGTGAGTGCTGAGAGAACGCTATGATGAAGGCGTAGTTAGGGGCGGATGCCACGCTGATACACGACCAGCCTTTTATCCCACCCTCAATGTCCACACTGGCAATAGCACCTGCTGGCCATGTGTCTAGCTTCTGACAGATCTGCGTAGCGGATAGGTCAAGATCGAATACCCGGGCGGGGGCTTTTAGTTCTGGAGATCGAGCCTCATTTGCGGCTTTACGCGCATCCCATTTGAGGAACACCCATTGGGTATAGTCACGCAGTACATTTGTCGGAGAGTACGATACAACGATCTTGCCGATGGAGGACAGGATGATTGACCCACGCCAGTCATCGGCTTTGAAGCCAGGTCCGCGAGCGAAGTAAAGCGACGCATCGCCAAGCACAAGGGTGCAGTGGGGTTTGAACGCAGCGAGTTGGGTGCGTAGCTCGGACATACCTTCAAGGACTTTGGGGTTTGACGTCCATGATCCTTTGATGCGTCGCATCGTGCCCTTGACCTCAGAGTATTCATCGAACTCTGTGATGTCGGGTAAGCCTTTGCTGTTGTTAGGCGCACGATACTGGCACACATTGCCGATGAAGCAAGCCGTGCGTTGGATACCCACACTCCCAAGGATGGAGTCGAGTAGCTTGGCTGCTTGTCCAACGCACAACATCTGTGCTAGTTCTTCGTCTGCTGTGGGGCATTCGTTAATAATGGCTAGACGATACGGAGGTTCGTTCGTGGCTGTGGGTAGAGCATTGGGTATGCGTGTGACAGACACTAAAGCCTGTCGCACGGGAGTAACGCCAAGAGCATTGGCTGCGAGTGGATCAATCATTGAATTGTATGGGTGTTTGGGGATAACGTTTTTTGATTTGATGTAACACGGATTTTTTTGTTTCGGGGTCGAGGTCTCGGTAGCGTTCAAATACTCCGACGCTGTTTTGATTGTCGTAGTATATGGTAACACCTAACAACAACACGCTGTGCGTAAGTTGCACATGGATGTAATAGGCATCGCCATTGTAGAGTAGTGGGATGTCAGATGAATTCAACATTGGATTTGTGGATTAGTGCGTAGACGGCTTTCATATGTTCGAGTCCTCGGTTGTAATGTTTAGGGTTGATCTCGTAACCATAAGGCACGAGTCCGCAGTTGGCTGCGGCACGACAGGCAGACATCTCACCGCAGAACGGGTCCAACACAGACTGCCCTGGAATGGTGATCATAGTGTACAACCATTTCCAGAGCTCGAAAGGTTTGGCAAACGGGTTGTTGTATAGCCGACGCTCTGCACTACCATCGCCTGTCCACACAGATGAACCTTGTGCGGAGCGCAACACAGTGTGATCGTCTTTGCGTAGCACCATAGCAACCTCGAAGTTCTTCGTCGTGTTGTATTGCGCGGCGTTGTTCTGGCAGGTATGGGTCTTGTTCCAGACCAACGGCCACCTTTGTACACGCCAGCCAACTTCTTTAGCCCAGGTTTGTAGCTTCTCATGATGATCAAGGTCGTAGAAGAACACACAGAACCCTTGGGGTTTCACTGCATTGTATGCGAACTTGAGGAACTTAGGCATGAGGTCTACGTTAGCTTCGACGTCGTGCTCGTCTTTAACATCGCTGATAGACTTTTGATTAAGGTTATCCATGTCGATTCCATATGGGATGTCGGTGATAATGTGGTTGACCCATGGGGCGGTGTGCGTGTCGGTCTGAAAGTCTGCTTGGATAAACATCTCGGACAATGGGATACGCACACGTGCGATGGCAACCATCGGGGCGGATTGAAGCGTTGGGGCAGAGTGAGGCGAAGGCACGGCAGCAGGGCTATCCAAGACTCCCATGGACAGATCCATGTTGAACGCATCAAGCAACGTGGGTGTTGAAAGCAAAGGCACTGCCGTGGACACGGGCATAGCCATAGACGACAGCCGTGCCAACGCTTTGTCTTCAGCGCGTTTGATACGGATAGTGTTGGCATCGTCCAAGCAGTCGCATGCCACGATTTCTTTGTCGCCTTTGCGTAGCAACTCGGCTACTTTTAACGCCAAGTTCACTGAACTTTTACCGAATCCTTTGCCACCCTTGGACAGCAGGTCAGCGGTCTGGCGTTGTCCCCACTTGTTTGCGCCGTGCTTGCGACGCTTCAACTCATGCACGTCTGCGATAAGCAATGCGTCTTCCTGCCACTTGGGCTTGAGACGATAAAGGTTCTCGTCAAGCTCGGCTTCTTTGAGTTCGTCTTCGGGGACGTCTTCTTTAAACAGAAAGCCGAAGCGTTCTGGTTCCAACACACTGCCCTGATACAATTCTTTCACACCCATCTGTTGCATACTGCGGAAGCGGCGACCGCCAGCAACGAGGTTGTAGGTATTGTCCTGATTCTTGGACAATACGATAGGGTGAATACTGCCGAGTCGGGTGAGCGAATCTTTAAGTCCGTCGAGATCGCCGTAGTCTTTGCGTGCACGCACGCCTTCAATGATTGAGGTTATGGATATGGTTTGCATTAGTGTTGTTGTTTTTTGGGTATAGAGAGTGAGTAAATTGTGGGTTGGTAGCCATCGCCTTCGCGATGCACGCGTGTGTTACGCGCATGTTCTATGGCGTTGCAGCGTTCACAGATATGCCAGTTGCCTTTGCGTACGGTGGCAGGGTTGCCGCACTCACATTGCTTACGCTTTTTAACATAAGCTACACGTGCGACGTTAAGGTCAGAGTTAGATTTGGGTTGAAACATGAAAAGTGGCATACGTTTTACGCGGTATGCCAGCGCGTTATGACTAAGCCAGCTTTTTCAAGCGACGGATTTTGGTATTGAACTTACCGCTATCCTTGGGGTACTCGTCTGGGTAGACGTGCCCGATGACCAAGCGTCCAATCGACGCTTCAATCAACGCCTTGTTGATAGCAGGGCGATTGGTTTTGTCCGTGCCGAAGATAGCATCGACGGTTTCGCAGAGCGAACGTTTGAATGCTTCGGGATCGGTGCTGTCCTCGCGGGCTTGCAACGCGCACATGTGGTACACAGGGAAGTTGGGCTTGAGTTCACGTCCGTCAACGGATGTCGTTGGCGTGGTGGTCGCGAGCTTGAGCTTCCAGTTGTTTCCGTTGCGGTCTTTGTTCGCTTCGATCGTGGACTCCACGACTTGCAACTGCACATCCGACTCAGGGAGGACAGGAACGTTGGTGTCTACGCCTTGGAGGTCGATATTAACTGACATTGGGTCTAACATATGGTTTGGTTTCTAGTTTACTTTGGTTTGTTTTTCTGCGTTAACGAGTGCGACTCGTGGCGTTTGAGCGGGATGCTCAAAGTGGTGGCACCACAGGTGGTGCGAAAGGGTTTGGTGCAGTGGATGCGCGTTGCCACGGCTTGACTGAGATGGTTTCGTATGGGAACTGCTGATCGAGTAGTTCGTGTAGGTCAACAGCGATACCCAGAACATCGGTGTCGTCACCTGCGTCGATCTCAACGAGTAAGGTTATGTTCATACAACAGGTTTGATTGTAGCACGCACGCGTTTGACGACTTCGTCAGCAGGAAGCACGCCTTCATCCCACGCGAAGTTGTTCTTCAGTTCGTGTCGGATGTTGCCGAGCGTCCGTACAAGCCAGCGGTATTTGCCGTTGGTCTCTTCGGTCTCGCAACGCCACACGTCGCTGAACATGTTGGGTAGCTTCGATGCAATCTGACCTGACAGAGCGATCTGGTATTTAAAGATCCCGTCCGACTCGTCCTTTTCTTTTTGCTCATGGCACGACATGATGATCTTCTTACCACTGCTACGTAGTTGCATGATAAGTCCACGCCATGTGACAAGGTAGTTCGCCCACTTGTCGAACGACTCTTTGCCTGCTGGCATACGGATAGCACGCTCGTCTGTGCATAGGGCGATCTTAGCCACGATGTAATCGCTGATGTAGGTCGCGCTGTCCATAAAGATAGCGTCGATAGCAGGGTTACGCGTGGCTTCGTCGAGGAGTTTGAACATGCGAGGATACCAGTCTTGCACTGGGACTTTTGCACCCTTGTCATCTACGGTGACTGTGTCAAAGCCAACGATGTTAGAGGTCTCGTTGATCTTCTGGAGATACCGCACACCTGATTCGAAGTTAAGGTCCGCTACGAGAACGTAGGTGCGAGGGAATAGCCGACATCCGAGGACGGTTTTGCCACCCCCGGGAGGTCCGAGGAGTAGGATTGCTGTGCCGAGGTTGGAATTGAATTGAGATAATGGTTGCATTGGATTAGTGGATTGGTGACCATGTTACATCACGATAGATGTCGGATGCTAGGTCGGTTGCTCGTTGTTCTCGAGGGAGTTGGCAGTTTTCTACGTAGTCACAGCCAGAGCAAGGAGACTTGAATGAGAGTCCTGTCTGTGGGAAGTAGCCTCGGATGAGTGAAGCGACTAGGTCTGTGACGGTGGCACGCATGTTGTCTTCCCATTCGTGCAATGAGTCTTGCGAGTAATGGTAGGTGATGCGTTGGAGTTCGGTGTTGTTGTAGATCTTTAGGGTGGGTGGCTTGATCACCAAAGCATTCATGATAAGTCCAGCCACTGGCGTGCCAAGGATTTTTTGTAACGCCCATGCGTAGCCACGTGTTTGTTGGGACAGACGGAACGCAGACTCGAACTCAGCACCGCCACGCGACGAGGTCTTGTTGTCCATGATCCATACAGCACCCGAGTCATGGATGGCAGCGTCGATACGCCCCGTGTAGATGACGTGGATGCTGGCGATGTACGTGTCATGCGTTGCAACGTGTGCATGCACAGGGATGGTGCAAAGCGGGATCTTAAACGGACGCTCGATGAAGGGTTCACCCTCATGCTGAACGACCTTGAGATGCCACTCGTCATGGGCATAGCGTTCTTCGTACAATGCCAGCACAGCAAGCATACGCTCGGCAGTTCTGTGATCAGTGGGCGAACACGGGTATCGCATGAAGTGTTCCATGACCAGCTCACGCTGACGGGCAGTCACCGCTGGGCTGAACCCAGTGTATAAGCGAAGCTCTTCACATTCGTGAAAGAGTTTACCAAAGTCCGTCGCAGACGAGGGGCGGTCGCTTTCGCGTGAGTGGATGAGATAGTTCTCACCCGCACGCGGGCAGTTGATATACTTCGAGATCGAAGAGTAGTCAATCTCAAGGATATAGTCGTTGGTTTCGTTGATGCGTTGGAGAAGCTGACGCTTTGGATACGCAGGACGTGGTGCCGAGGTTGGCAATGGTATGGAGAATGATAGAGGATCAAACATCAGTTAGGAGTTTAAGGTATTCAAGGGCTTGTGCGACGCTATCCTTTTTTAGAGGTTTCTTTTTTACTCCGTGGTTTACTACCGCTTCCTTTGCGAGCGTTGCTCGGCGTGTCTGTGACGAGCTTCGTAGCACGGCGCATCTTTGGACGTACTCCATCAGTTGTTGGGGTGACATCAGATCCACTGGCTGCTCCAGCAACTCGTCGATCGGCATGTCGTTGAATGACATCTGCGATGTCGGTGAAGTTTGCTCGCTCGAGGAGCAAGTCGAAGAGGACGTAGGTTGGGTGTCCGACTGTCCAAGCGGGGTCAATGGATTCATTATTGGTGAGTTCTAATTGTTTGAGGTGTTGTATGAAGCGGTGGAATAGTGTTGACAGGATCTTGTCTTGCAACCCTGTCATCATAGGGTAGAGTCGTTCGATGTATATGACATCGGCGACATCGACTCGGCAGTTGATAGCTTTGCGGTTGGGGTATGGGATGTGGTGGTATGGGTTCGTAGCCATTAGAACATTGTATAGTTACCTTGTTTGTTTAACATGACAGACACATTAGGATACTCTTCGGCTAGGACATTAGGGTCATAGTCGCGTTGAGGTGCGAATACTAATGTGAGGACTTCTCCTCCGTTGATAAGCGTTGCATATGCACGAAAGGTTGTTTCGGGAAAGTGCAGTCGCACTGGCTCAGTCCCCACTTCGCTCACGTTAACAGCGGTGACGCTTCGGACTTTAGGTCCGATGTAGACTGAGTCTACGGTGTGGGAGATGATGACCTCGTCGAACCAACGGGCAAGATCTTGCACGTCGATTGTCGAACAGAACTCAAACGCAATAGCACCACGCACTGCGTCACGTAAGCGTGAAGCAATGGTTGCGGGGGACATGTCGTCAGGTTTGATTGTATATCCTTGTGGGTGCACAGCATATGCCGCTGCGACAATCTTTTCATACTTCTGCCACGCCGCATAAGTCGCACGTGGATTTCCTTTTAGTGACTCGGCACTGACTCGGGTGAGTTTCTTCATTTTAATATAGCTAACGCTTTCTTGTGCATCGATGGTGTTCGAATGCGGGGTTTTTTTTGTGCTCGTTCTGCTTGCTGGGCAACGGCACGTAGCTGTGCCGCTTGTCCATAGTGACCTTTAAGAATGTACTCGAAGATCTTCTTATCGGTCAAAATTTTTCCACCACAATTATCGAACTGCGGTGAGCGTATAGAGGGTCGTTCAGTAGTCATCAGCGATTGCCTTGAGTTCTTTCCATAGTAACGCTTCGGCGAACTTTTCGTCTTTGGGTGAGAGTTCAAATGGTGAAGTTTTGAATATGTTTTTACCATCTACAACAACAGGCATAGCGTAGTATGCCATGATGTCGTAGAAATGTGCATGAACGCCGGGCTGTTCACGCGTCTCGCGTTCGCCTGGGTCAAACTCAGCTTGGACAATGATGTCCAGTTCTTCGTCTCCGGCGTCGTTTGCAATGGTCATTTTGATTTCGATCATATGGGTGTGTTGGTGTTGGTTGTTTAACTGAAAAGAAAATAGCCGGTCATTACGCAGACCGGAATGCGTGTAGTCCATGTATATTTAAGGTCGCCCCTCACTACAATTCGACCATGAGCGGACTATTCAGCCAGTGCGGACAGCGAAGACTTCTTCGCTTGTGCCGTGAGGTGCTTCTCGAGGGCTTGAATACCGCGAGCAAGCGACTCGATGGTGAGTTCGCCAGCCGCATCGCGTGCCAGCTTGTAGCCGGGAACACGAGCTTCGATGATCGCAGCCTTCTGCTCTTCCACGCCTTGGGCGAAGAAAGCGTTGGATGCGTCGAGCGTGCCCTGTGCAATCTTGCCACTGCCACCGGTGCGTTCGCCCTTTACATATAAGGGTTCGGACTGAGCGATGCCAGTGAACAGCGTCGCGAGCGTCGCACGATTGGCTTCGTCAGCCGCGAGGAACGCACGGAGATGGTCGTTGGTGCTGACGAGCACGTTTTTAATCGTGCCATCCGCCTTGGTGGTGGAGGATTTCACTGCACGGGTGAAGCCCGAGAGGGCGACCGCTGCGCTGACCTTCGCGTAGACGCGTGGGTACTTGTTGCGGTAGCGGAGGTTGGACACTGCCTCGTCCACGACTGCGGCTTCGCCGATGATCTCACTGATCTCAGCGATCGTGGAGGGTTCGGTTTCGCTGACGGTGAACTCTCCGTCGAGGTAGTCGATGTCTGATGTATTAGCCATATGGGTATTTCTTTAACTGCGTTGCACTGCTGGAGGATTGGCCTCCGTTGTTTGTAATCCACTTTCGGTGGGATCGGAATTAACCGTTTCGACAAGGGCTTTAGGCTCTTGTAAATCTGAGATGATTTGCACCACGCAATCGCATATGCGTGAGTGAAACCAGAAGAGGGATATTTGTGGGGGAACGTGGGCGAGCGCACTCATCGCCAGCTCAAGATGAGTGGCGTGGGTTTCGATTGCGGTCTGGAAAATGTCTTTCATTGTGGTTGCTATGCGGGAGGGCATGGATGAATTTACCACACCCTCCCGCCATTTGCAAATTAGATTCTAGATTCTTTTTCTAGGGCTAACCTTCCGAAGAAGTCTGTGCGGCAGCGGCTTGCTCCGCACTTTTGGGTTCGTTGCACTTGATCTTGCGTCGCACCTCTGTGCGTGCTTCTGTCGCAGGAACTTCGATGATCGTCTCTACCAGCTGGCATGAGGGTGGCAGTTCACCCACTTCACACACGATAGAGAACTCTTCTGGCGTGTCACAGCGATATGTCACTACGCCCCGCTCACCATAGACTGCGTATGATTTCTCCCAGCGTGGGCGTAACGCACGCAGAGGTGCGAATGCTTCACGCGTGGTGAGGTTGATGATGAGGTGATGTGAGGGTTCACTTGGGTAGAAGTAGCACAGCGTAATGCACTCTTTGGGGATTTGCTCAAGTGCTTCAAGCACTTCAGGGTATCCTGCGGAGAAGGCGCTAAGTGCGGTGTAGTGCTTTGCAATGGTGGCTTCGATTTGGTTTACGGTTGGAATTAACATACTATTTTGGTTTACGGTTTAGGTTTAATGGTGAATGGTTGTACTCACCCTCCTGCGGAGGAGCATGGTGCCCCTCCGCAGACGGGTACTTACCCTAGAACGCTTCTGTCTCGTCCCATGCATCGGACGTGATGTAGTACAACGACACGCGTGCCCGCGTGATCGCGACATATATCAGGTTCTTTTCCTGTTCGATTTGCCACGGCAACTTGGCGTAGCGTGATGGCATGAGCTTGAGCTTGTCGAGTAGGAACACCGTATCGTACTCTAAGCCCTTGGCTTTATGGACGGTGGACAGCACCACGCGGTTGCCAACGTGGTCGTCGCTGAACAGCATTGAGATCTTTGCGTCCAGATCCGAGATCGACTGAGAGTCCTCGTCAAGCGTGCGGATGAAGAACATCAGACACTCGTAGTGGTCTTCGATGCGTGTGGGATCACGCCCTTCAGACTCAGCTCGAACCGACTCGCGTAGCACCCATGTGCCGAGCTTGTCACGGAGATCCGTGAGGCTGACAGCCCGCATTTTCTTCACGGTGTTGGACAGGGCTACGCCCAAGTCCTTGCCAAGGATGATACACGGTATGTCACGATAAAGCATACCGTAAGCAAGGCTCACGAGTGGTGCTGTGTTGCGGCATAACACTGCCGTGTTGCGTCCGAAGGTCTCGCTTCGGTATTTGTCTAGGGTTTTAACCTCGCCCACTGGGGCGTCGGGATGTGCGGTGATCATCGGGTTTGTTTATACACTTCGGTTACTGTTATTTGTTTTACGTCCTCACGTTCCAGCCACTTCAAGGCTTCGTGCAGGACGTCTTGGATTTCGTTTTCGGTGCGTGGGATTATGCTGTGCGTACGCACGATAATCCGCACTTCGTATATTTGCTCGGTCATTATTCGTATTTCTGTGCTTCTGCTACCACCGCTTGTGAACACCGATACGACACGCTGAGTGGGAGCGTTTCGCACGCGAACTGAGTCGCGATCTTGTCTAATGCATCTGAGTTTGCACCACGGAAACCATAGATGGCTTGGTGTGGATCGCCTACTGCGACCACGCGTGAGCGTAGCCCTGTGATGCGGTGCAACACCGCCAACTGGATGTCGTTCGTGTCCTGGGCTTCATCAACGAAGACCCAATCGTATGTGCTGAAAGACACGTTGAACACGACTGGCATGTACAACATGTCGTCGAAGTCGATCTCGTCAAACTTTCGGTTCGATGCTTCCAACACTGCGACTGCCACCTGACAGGCACGACGCAGGTCGACGATGTCCAGGTCAAACCGCACCGCTAACTCACGTGCAAGGCTCGGCTCTGGGTTTTTCTCACACTGCCCTTTGAGTAGGGACACGAGCTTGATGACGGACGCGACGTCCGGATCGTCTCGATCCATGGCGTTGTACACTAACCGCATCACTTTGCGACCCTCGATCTTCACCTTGGGTTGGATGAGACCGCTTGCCCGTAGGGCACGGAAGCCCAGCGAGTGGAAGGTGCTGACCTGCACCCCGCGTGGGACTTTGGCGGACGCTTCCTCCGCATTACGTTTGTTGAACACCAGATACGCAATGCTCTGTGCCACCAGTGAGTCTTCGTCCTTCGGGATATACCCGAAAGAATGCATGATCGTGGTGGTCTTGCCACTGCCGGGACAGGCAGACACAAGGATGTTGGTGCGGCTTGCCGCAATAGCCGTGAATATGGCAGACTGCTCTGGTGATGGACTCAGCATCGGAGACCTCCCAGCGGCTCGAGCGGGATGTGACACAACTGGGGGATTGAGTCGGTTCGTCCATCTCGGACGTGCGTCCGCCAAGTCGGCGGACAATCGTCGCCGAGGGCGATGACGACACCGATCATCAGGTGGTGCTGGAGTTCCAGCCGTTCTTCTGGGGTCTTGCGGGTCGCCGCGAGGCGTCGGACTTCGTCCAGGATTAGTTCTAGTTTAGACATAAGTGATACATAACTGCGTTGTGGATGTCGCGGAATTGCTACCCATCCCTTCAGCCTACAACACGCATAGGCTGAAGGGATAGGCGGTATTGTCCAGAGAATTGGACAATACCGCGAAGCCCGCGAGAGCGTTAGGTGATTGGTTGCCACCCGAAACACTCGCATAGGAGGTCAATGATTTCGGGATTGACGGTGCGTAGGTGCGATAGCCACGTGATCGTGTCGTGGGCGTCCATGCCGTAGACCTTTGTCACCATGCGGATGGTGAGCCAATGCTCACGGACTTCGTCCCAAATGGGTTCACACTTGTTAAGTGCCGCCCGAGCTTCTATGGTGAGGTTAGCCAACATTCGGTCTGTGGGCGGAGTTTGTGGCAACTCTACCACCCTATAGTCTTCTGGGTGCGGGTTCCACTCCATTCGTGGAGTGGCGTAGCCGTTGGCGATGGCTGCAGCGGTGATCTGCCCGAAGCTCAGTTGGGTGGGGCTAAGCCCCGCGTGGGTGGCGACGCTGCCTGTTTTGAGGCAGGTTACGATGTAGGTGCGGATGGTGGTCATGTTGTTGGTGTTGTTGTTCATGCGAGTAGGTCTAACATTGCTTGTTTTGCGTCGAACTTTGCAACGCGTGGTTTCTTTGGTTTCGCCTCACCCGCCGTTGCGGCGGTGGAGGTCATTGAATGGAGCGTTTTTATGTCCGCCCCGAAGTTGGCGTTGTGCCCGAGATACAACTCGTTGGTGGCGAGGCATCGGAACCATGAGACCAGCCCGTCGGTGCATAGCACCTCGAGTGTTCCCATGGCGTCCAAGCCGCGAAGCGTTGCGTGGGCACGCTGTGTTGGACGCCACTGATGTGCAGTTGCGTGCGGCAGCACGATTGCATAGTCCGCCATTACGCGGACCAGCGACTCGTTGTTGGCGGACGCGACTGCATCGCGTTCCGCGTACCATGCGGGAAGTTTACTCATCGCTGCCCTCCTTGAGTGAGGACAACTCGGCGATGGCACTCTGGCAGCCCTTGACCAGGGAGATGATCTCCCATGGTTGAGGGTTGGGTTCGTTGGCACAATGGATGATGTCCGCGAGTCTCCAGTCTAGCTCATCGCGGATTACACCTATGCAATAGGCATGGATGCGTCGGATATCTGCGTCGGAGCGTATGCGGGAACGACTTGGTCGTGGTGTTGGTGTTGGTTGGCTCATAGATTTTGTTGGTTATAGATGGTCTTTAACGGTGATTTTCTTCAGCCAGTGCTGGCACTCTGCGACTAGCTCGCGGACTTCCACGAGCCGCTCTGGGGTGGGGAATTCTAGGTATATGGACATCGCTTTGAGGCGATGGTCCAAACGGTGACGCACGTCGTAAAGAAGTGACGCCAACGACTCTTCGCGGATGCTTTTGTTGATTGCTTGGGCAATTTCGGGTGTCATCATATTAATCGAACAGACTAGCCAATGTGATTGGCGGGGTTGGTGGTTTGCGTGGTG